ATTTTTACCCCCTAACAATAAGATACTTTCATTGTACCACCTGAAGTACGCTCTAAGTCAACATTTTCTTTGTAAACCGACTGTCAAAAATAAATATGCAAAAAAACTTGACGGATAGCGCATACCATGCTATACTAGCAAAGTACCTTATGGAGCGGTATCGAAGTGGTCATAACGGGGCTGACTCGAAATCAGTTAGGCCGAAAGGTCTCGTGGGTTCGAATCCCACCCGCTCCGCCAGATAAAAACCGCATGGTTACGCTGTTTATAGCATCCCATGCGGTTTTATTTTTTTGCCCAAAAGTAGGAAAAAGTAGCGCTGTCCACCCTGTTGTCCACCCTTGAACTCAGATATTTGAATTTACCAGGGCATCCATAACGTCAGCTGTCTTAGAGGCGGCCCGTCTGGTAACGTGCTGATAAAGATTCTGAGTGATGACGGTCGATGAATGCCGGAGCTGGCGGCTTACGTATTTAATGTCTACATCCGCCTCAAGCAGTAACGTGGCCGCAGTGTGGCGCAAATCATGTGCCCTAATTTTAGGCAAGGGACTGTCTTCGTGATTTTTATTATACGATTCCCATACGTGCTGCACAGTATAGTACACAGACTGTGGACTAATAGGTAACCCTGTTTCGTGTGAAAGAATGAAGCCAAAGTCGCGGAAAGCCGGGCCTAATCTCAAGCGGCAGGTTCCATACCATAGATGCTGGCTGCGGAAAAGCTTTTGTACGTACTCTGGCAGGATAATCGTATCTGCCGAAGACTCCGTCTTTAACTTATCCAGTACCAGGTACTTTTTGCCGCACGGGATACAGACTTCATAAAGAGAGTGGTCAATGTTATCCAAGACGCGGGCGTTCAAATTGTGTCGGATATGCAATTCTCCCGTATCCGCATCATAATCGTTCCAGCGAAGCCCGCACATTTCCGCTTCTCTCAATCCGCAAAGCATCCCCAATGCGACGACAATATTGGCTTTCTTGGATATAGTTTCGCTCTGTTTCAGCAGGCCCATCGCCTGGTCTTTATCAAGTGCTACCGCCGGTGACGGCGTGGGAGAAGGAATGTCCGCCATGAGGCATGGATTTTTCGTGATGATTCCCCAGCGGATAGCTGTATTAAATGCCGCGCGAAGAACTCTGTGGATCATGCGTACATAGGTTACCGACAGCCCTTCGTCTTGCTGTAATGTTTTGAATAGAACCGATAACTGAAGCGGAGTAACCTTATTTAAAGCGGTCTTCCCTAAATACTTGCACGCCTTGCGGGAGCAAAGGCTGTAATTTTCGTACGTCCCACCAGCTCGTGCCGGCGGTTTGATGGTAGTATCGAGCCAAGTAGAAAGAAAGCCTTCTAGTGTCGGCATGTCTGTCTTGGATACGATGGGTTCCCCGGCATCGCGGGCCGCCAAAATCTTCCTCTCTAATTTCACGGCATCCCGATAATTCGTTCCAGACTTGTACCACTTCTGCCTGGATCGCCCTTGTAAATCCTTGTATTTAATGACGACATAATAGGCGCCATGCTTACTTTTAATCATACTTCTCTCTCCTTTCCCGAACTAATATTCGCTAGTTATTTTTATGATACTATATTGGCGTACTGACTGCAACAAAAAAAGAACGCTCTCAAAAGAATCGAGAACGTTCTTTTTTACTATTTATTTTTCCGGGCCAAAAAGCCGCTCCATCCCTGCGTGCGTTACAAGCCCTGTTCCGGCCGATTTTCTGGCTTCTGCATCTGTAAATCTAGGCGGGGCATTTTTATATCCCGTGCAGGCTTGCCTAACAGTAATCGGGGCCAATCCCCAGCGCTCGGCCGCTTCTTTCGCGGTCATAATGTCATCTAATATATTTTCGTATCTTTTTCGCTGCTTTGTCAATCGTTTTCGACTGACTATAATAAAAAAATATGCCAGCAACTCTAGTATTTTCCTAGTGTTGCTGGCTTTTTCATGTAGACTCTATGCGGTTTTCTGTTCAGTAATCGTGCTCTTGCTCAGTACAAATTTAATGACCCAAATGGTCCCATTGATAAGTAAAGGCAATACGAATTTATCACGAATTGCAGACCACCCTGTTTCAGATGTCGCCTGGGCTTGAACCTGCTCTACGAATTTGTTAGCGATTGCCTCAATAGCTTCCATGCCTTCATCCGCCAAGCTGGCTACCATTTGATTTTTTGCCGCATCAACGACATCATTAACGTCCAAAGCGGAAACAAAACCGTCACGTACTTCTGTCCATTTACTCATAGTTTTTACCTCCATAAAAATACAATATAATAGTTTTAATTGTTAGATTGTTCGTAATCTGTTACGCCGATTGTTCGTAATCTGTTACGCCCCTGGCAATAGCCCTGGCAATGTCGTCCCAATGCTCTACTAACAATAACATATCGTCATCATTGTCGATAAAAGCCGTTTCTACTAAGACAGCCGGCATATCTGTATACCGTAGTACCAACAACTCTGGCATTTCTTTTACGCCTCTATCGACAGTATCGATGCTGTTGATAAGTTGCGATTGGATGCACTGAGCTAAATTGCCTCCGTTACTCATCCTGCTATAGCATTCCACTTCTGTGCCGCGAGCTGCACCCGAAGCGGCATTACAGTGAATACTGACAAAAATATCAGAGCCCCATTCGTTAGCGGTTTCAGTAACAGTCATCCCTTGGCGATCATCATAATTGCTACGCCCTGTCGGTGTCGGAGCCAGGTTGTCGCTCTGCATTAAATAGCATGCACAGCCAGCCGCTTCAAGATATTTTTTTACAGCCGTGCCAATTTTCAGTGCTACATCACATTCCCGTGAATCTACATTTCCATCCGCGTCATAGTGTACTGCTCCGGAATCGTATTTTGTATCATGCCCCGGATTTAAAAATACTTTCATTTCTGTACCGTCCTTTCATTTTTATCTGTTAATTGCTCTAAGGTTGCTCTTAATTTCCCCGGGATGGGTAATCCCGCTTTCGCTGCATTTTCCACGATTGACAGCCCTTCATTCCCTAAGAAGAACCACACCACCAATGACTGTACAGCCGGCTGGCCCGTGGCACGGTCCAGCTCGTGAGCCAGTGCCACTAATAGCAGAATGACGATTTTTTTGCAGATTCCCTTAAAGCCTTTTTGACTATTCAATGCCAAATTAGGGTTAATATAGGCTGCCAAGATTCCCGTCACGTAGTCGATGGCCATGGCTACCAGCAACGCTTCAATTACATCATTCCAGCCGAGGAGATACGAAAACGCCGTACCAACACATGACACTATGGCACCCCACCCCATAGCGGCCCCGCCTGGGACCATCTCGCGAAAAAAATTAATTACTGCTTCTATCATTTATCTTCCTCCTTTGCGGTGCTTTCTTCTGCTGCTTTATTAATTTTTGCACGAATGCATTCTGGGCATTTTTCATTTTTGCAATTCCCATTGTCATCTAATTTACGAGCACACAATTTACACCGTTTCATTTATAACGCCTCCAATTCTTTGTTATATGCAGTAATCAAATCCTGGTATTCCGCTTTAATTTCACTTTCAAGTTCTGTATCTCCTGTCATTACTGCTGTCAATAGATTCTCTTTTAGCTCATCGAGCTGAGGGGTGTATTCATCAGCAATTTTAGATGCAGCACTGGCTTTCTTTTCTTCGGCAGTCGGTTCTGGCGGAACGTATTTAACCGGCTTCCCCGTCGTATTATCTCTGATGCATCCCCCATTTAAATACTGGTCATAGGCATCTGCATTAATAATTTCTGCAACAGCGATATCTTCAGACATAGCATTAATTTCGTTAATCAAGGCAGATACCTTATCACTATTTCTTTCTTTTTCTGGATCAAATTCACAAATCTTAGACACGATTCGACGTCCGTTTGCATCAAACCCTACCCCATAATATTGGACATTGGTTTTATTCATGTGTTTTCTCCTATAATAAAATGTAAACTAAAATGTAATGAGGTGTTTCTTATGAAAAATCCTAATGGCTATGGCTGCATCAGAATTATGGGAGGTAATCGGAGGAGGCCGTATGCTTTTGTAACTACCGTCGCTGGCAAGCAAAAATATATTGCGTCGTTTGAATCGATATATGATGCGAAAGTATTCCAAGCCAATTATTATGCTGATCATCACCAAGATCACCGCCTTTTCCGTAGAAAAACAATAACGTTCTCTGAATTATATTTCAGATGGCTTCCATTCCATTTGAATGAAAATACTGAACTGTCAAATAGTACGAAGGCTAGTTATGAAAATTCATATAAGCATTGCTTTTCCTTGTATGACAAACCTTTTTCTGATTTAACTTTTCTCGATTTGCAATCCGTTATTGATTCCATGCGGCAAAAACAACATCTATCATATTCAAGTTGTAAAAAGGTTAAGAATTTACTGAGCCTGCTTTTTAAGTATGCGCAAAAGTCCAATATATGTCGTACAAATTATGCGTTGCTACTATCCATTGGTAGAAATCACCCGGTGTATCCGCATCATGTATTCTCGCGCCAGAAAATCAACAAATTATGGAAGCAAACCGATATCGCTGACAGGGATACTGTATTAATTCTGCTGTATACCGGCATGCGTGTCAGTGAATTACTCCACCTTGAAAAATGCAATATTAATCTTCGACAACGATATATCCGCATCACAAAATCAAAAACGTCATCTGGCATCCGCATCATTCCAATGGTTTGAATGGGATGGCACGAAGGGATACGAAGTACAGGTTAACACAAACCTTCCCATACAGTTTAAAAACTCAGCTTTATTTGCAGTTGCCAATATTTTAACGGATGCAGAAAATGTGGTAGATGAAAAAGCAGAGTGCTGTAACCTGGGACAAGGAACATTGACGTTGAAAATAGCAAGCAGCCATCAAGGCCAATCATTAACAGCCTGCTACTTTATCTTGGGTTATTAAACAGTGGGGAATAGTACAAAACGTCACGGCGCCTTCATATATTACACTCCCACTAAGTGCGAAGCCTTTTGTAGTGGTAGCTAACGACATGAACATGAATCAAGATCCGTTGATCATGGCTACGGACGGATACGAACTTGGCAAGTTTAAGATTGATGGACGAAGAGTCAACAGGACGGATGCTCTTTGGGGACGCTGGATTGCTATTTGCATATAAACAGTGGGGAAGTCAGTCATCCGGCAACAACTGGATGGTATACTATCCCTTGGTGTTCAGCAGCGCAGTGTATGGCGTCTGGCTCATTGATTACGCCGCAAAGAATAATAATTTACAGTATGCTGGTATAAGCGAATCAGAAAGTGCGCTAAATGGATTTAAGATGTATACCTCCTCAGCCAATAATATAGGGATAGCCTTTTTGGCTGTCGGCCGATAACGATGCGGTTTGCCGCCGGGCTTCCGGATGCAGATGTTCTAAAGATACAGCACTGTCTACTTGGTGATGGCTAAATAAAAGCACGTCCCAGTTGAAACGCCGTTAGCGTTTACGATTTGTATATACCCATCAGCAGTCCCGGTTGCTGATATAAAATGCGACGAGTCCTTATTATCCCAGATTGATACGGCATATTGCAATATTGTTGCTGATATGGGGAGATTAATGTAAGTCTGGCTATTAACGATTCCCCACTGTTTACCTAGTTATAGCAATCCATCGAGTATCAACAGCACCGTAAGTTGACGTGTATATTAAAAAATTCTTGCCATCGCATCCAAAGCCCTTTGAGTACATTCCACCTCCGGCATCGGTAGCGACTCCAGTCAAAAATGTAGTAAACGTTAATGGCGGAGTTACTGTATTTAATTGACTCGTCGTTTGATGAACTAATCCCCACTGTGTAATTACCCCGCCAAACAGGGCGCCCCAGCACACATATCCGTTTTGTCCCAGCGAGTACTTAACCCCCATCGCGTCAAACACCTTTTTAATCAGCAGTGCGAGCAGGCTGTCCGACGACAATACATTGACGAGGCTGCTCAGTCCCGTGCTGGCTAGTGTGTTGACGATGCCCGTGTTCCAGTCCGTAATGCATGCGGATTCAGTCTCCGGGTGCATGACTTTAAACGCGTTATCACTTTTTTTGAATACGTGCAGAATAGATTTAATGATATCCATAACAGGTTCCTCCTTTAGTCTTTAGGTTCAATCCACACCGAGCATGCTTCTGTCGGCTGGGTATCACTCATCACGACATCCTGAATATCGACGGGCTCCATTGTGCCCGACCCCTTTTCTTCCACGAGCATGCCAGACAGATGGGTAACGGCGTTATAAACGCCGTCGCTCGTTACTGGATTAGTACTGCCTGATTTAGGTACTGTATCAAAGGTCAGCTTATTTTCCTTCGCTGACAGTGCAGATTCTACGTCCGTCTTTTTTGCAAAGGTGCTACTTAATTTAGACAGAAATGTTCCTAGCTGATTTAGCTGTATAAGACTCATATGCTCACTCTCCATAATCATCAGTTAAAAAGCGCGAGGATATCGGCGTCAGTTGCCATCGGATAGTCAGATTTCTTCATATATGTATTAGCGACATCTGACGACTTTGCATACGCGGATAAGTCCACGATGCCCGCCAAATTATCCCAACTATTGCCATTCCAGGACACATTATCTCCGGCGTTGATGCTGTGTGATGCATCCGCCGCAGTGATGTTGTACGTATCCCCGACTTGCACACCATTAACAGGCAGGTCCGCATACGTATCTACGCTGCCTCGATACCGGAATACTGTCGTAATATCTGATTTCTTAGCGTATGTCGCTTCCGCGTTGCCTGCCGTTACATACCCAGCATCGTTTTGGAAGGCAGATAATTTAGTCGGAATCGTAGGGATTGTAACGGATACCGCCGCAGATCCGTCATATGTCCCCGTTGCCGCGCCCGTAAATGTAATGGCTGCTGGATTCTTTAGCGCGGCCGGTGTGCCACTTAAATCGCTATACTTACCGGATTTTGCAACCGCGGCGAGGTCAGCTGTTTTAGCATACGGAGTTAAATCCGTGCCACTTGCGCTAAGTGTTCCATCCGTTGTAATCGCCAGGCCAGCACCGACTTTTACACCCCCCAGCACTGTTGCCGAGGCCTTAGGTAATGTGTAATTGTTGGCGCCTGCCTGAATCCCAGCCAGCTTATTTTTCTCATCGGTAGAGTAGTCGTTCGTCGATAGACCTTTGCCAGATTCTTTTGATACAAATAACTTTTTAATCTGTGTTAAAAAGAAGTCTAAATTGCTTACACGGCAAATTTTATCAATAGTTGTTGCCATCTCCATCATCTCCAACTCTAAACAAATTCAAAATATCTTGATCCGTAGCATATTCAATTTCTACAGTTCGCTCGGGAATGATCCTTCCTGTTAGATTCACGCGAGATTTTAGATTCCCCACCAGATTTGATTTTGCTTTAATAACACCAGTAAGTCTTTCCATTAGAACGTCACTTCCTCACAAATTGTAAAAGGGGTCGGAGTAATTACAGTTGCGACAAATCCATCCGGACGGCTTAGCTGTACATCATAGTAATACGTGCCATAGGGCAGGTCTGCTGTCTCTGCCGGTTTAATGGTAATCGTCTTGTCAACTACAGCTTTTTGCAGAATTACGGCCGTGTCGCTTGTACTTCTTTTGACAGTAAATAGAATTTGGTCCTCATCGGTAATCTCATACTTAGCTCTGGTATCATCAACGATATCCAGGGTAAAGCTCGCAGTGTCCCCACGTGTCAAATAAATTTCATTGTTCTTGACCCTCAGCATGATACCACCTACTCTAAAAGCTCGACCCAAATGCCATTATCAGCCATAGATGACGGTTTCCCCGATGTATCAGAAACACACAGGCGGTTTAAGTGCGCCGTTTCATCCGTGTTGTGCGCTACCGTCAGGAACCCGTTAGGGTTAATCGTCGCTGATACGTTCCCAGTGTTGCTCATTGTAAACTGTAGCTGAAATTCCTGTTGTACGACCGTACTGCTTCCTTCTGCGGGCATATAATCCGGATTATCATCGACAAGCGCTACATACATGACTTCCCCTACGTCCGGATCTGTTGCAAAAAGTCCCATTTCGGTAATTTTAAACCCGGTTTTTACACCAGTATTACTGATTGTCAGTTCAATTGTAACAGTATTACCGTTTTGCGTAATTTTATTAATCCCTAGCGTCAGTTCTTCCTTTATAAGCCCTGTGGCGCTACCTAAGTCACCGGTTCTATTCCCCGAGCCGATAGCCACACGAGTGAACTTCAGCGTAGTCAAACCTGCATTGATTTTTGCCTGAAGAGTTGCACCAACATCAGTCATCGTGATTTTATTCCAATTCGCCATTGATTATAACCTCCTTAAACGCCCCCACTCCTGCCACGACATGCAGACTAGCTTGCGTAATAAATACTTTCTTCAAGTCAAAAGTAATGTTTGTTTTACGTACCAGGCTAATGTTAGCCCCAAACTTAACGCTTCCGTTACAGGTTCTCATAAAACGTACATAGTCTAGCCAGGATCGCGTGTTTTTGTACGCATTCACGAGTCGTACTAATTTATTTACTACGGCCCCGTCTTCGATGGGGGCGGTAATCCCAGATATACGAAAATGATACGGCTCTCCGCTATATGCGGGCCATTCTTCTACTTTAGCTGATTGATACACTGTGGATACCGCTTTCTGTACCGCATACTTCGTACCTTTCAGCCGATGTAATAGCAGCGACTCTTTCACTTGCTGCCTTTTTACGCTCAATGTCGCCGTATCATCGTATTCATCTACATGTAGCTGGACCGCAAGACAATCAATCAGATTCTCGCCTAGCGTATCAATAGCGGGATAAATCAACAGCAAATCAGGGTTAATTTTCGCCAATCCTGCATCGACAGCACTGGCCAGGGTGATGACAGGTTCTGCGTCAATGGATGCTGGGAGATGTTCTGAAATTTTATATTCATCGTCATTCATCTTCACTACCCCCCAATGTTGCGCTTATTTTATCCGCCTGTGCGACCTGTATATTGGTTAACTCAGTATATACTGGAGATGCTACAACGATGCGCTTAACACCGGGAACAGACATTACATCTGCAATCAGCCTGGACGGATTGATATCGCGCCCTATCTTCGCAGACTGCCACAGCTCATACCCTGCGATTGCCTGCGTAACGGCGTCTTTTACCGTAGATTCTGACACTCCACGGTCGATGTAGTACGTCAGACTGATGTCATAGCTGACAGGTTCCGGAGCCATGACTTGTACCTGATCAGTGAGCGGCCGTACGGTATCCTTATTCAAGATACTATCCACGACATCCAACACTTCCTGCCCAGGGATTTTCCCGCCGTCAAGCAGTGGCCGTATTTCTACGACGCCCGCCGATGGGCTGTATACTGTCACATCATTTATGGCGCTGTTGGCAGATTTTGCCCAGTACTCATACGCACCGGTAGGGCCAGCTGTTGAGAAGCGCTCCGGAGACTCATGAATTCGCTCCCGATATGCATCATCGCTTTCTTTATCGGCTCCGCCGGCGCTGGTCGTCAAGTTAACCATGGTAGCCACATAGGCGACAGGGTCCACAATGTTACTGATTTCTCCTGGTAAAAACCCATTTCCCAATTCACCAGTTACCTGACAAGTCGCTTTAGCATTTACCGTTAACCCGCCTGCCAGGACAACAGTATCGTCGTCGATTGCAAAATAAACCCCGTTAGCTGTAACGACCCTCGTTCCTGCCGGTATGATTGTTTCTTGATTACGCGCAACCGACAGCGTAATTTTAATTGTTGTTGTAGCTGCTGATGCAGGTATGCGCGTTGTGTCAGTCAGTGCCCCTATATGATCAAGATTATCCCCAGTTGCATAGCGCAGTAAATTCTGCTTGCCGACATAGTTCTGATTATTCAGTAGCCGAATAAAAGCTTCGGCGACGACCAGCAAGAAAAGTCGTACCGGATCGCCCTGAGCTAATGTCCGGCCGGTTATGCTGGTATAGTCACTGAATAAAGCGGCTTTGATTTTCTCCGCATCCGTGTCGACGAATTCGATATCCGGCAAATCAGCTAGTTTCATTAATTTTCACCGTCACTTTCGGCGTGAGTCGTCCGTTTATATCGCCAGTGAATGTTATTTCCGTAATGCTTACCCTTGGCTCGTAGCGCTTGATTTGAGCAAAGATTTCGCTCGACAAAATCGCTTCTGCTTGTAGCATGGGCTTATCTACGGCATCTCCGGAAATTCCAAACTCCCTATCGAGCGGCACTGAGAATTTTACAGTCCCCAAGATGGTCCGGACGTTCTGCAATATTTCTTCGATTGTTGTTGCTGGCGCAAAATCAATGGTTTTGGCTTCTGGCATTACAACATATTCCATGGATACCTCCTATCTAAAGACGGTTAATATTCCGTTGGCAATGCTGCCATAAAGGTTTAATTTTGATTTTTCTTCCTGGTAGTTGCTATCATCGTATTCGACCAGCTTGACGTTTACTTTGGCCCAAATCAATGCCCCGACGGAACTGAAAAAAGTGTCCGAAACGGACATGGAGTCCAGACGCCAATAATTTTGACTGACCGGCCGCATCCCGATGATCAGTGGAAATACGGTACCGTTTTCGCACATCTCCTTCATCGTTGCCAGGTCCTTCTTTATCGCAATATTGTGCGATGCTGTAAGGATGAGGTCAAAGGTGATGGTTCGTAATTTCGGCCCGATGAATTCGCTGACCGGCTTATGATAAATAATGTCATGGTCCTGCCAGCGGCTTCCTGCCTCGGTCTGGTAGTTGGCCGGTGTCCTTAGATAATGCGACGATACGATGAATGGCAGACTGCCCATATATCCGATATACATAGCACCTCCTATTCTGGCGTGCTCGTTTTACTGCCGCCCGGCGTGACGCCGCCGTGTACATGCGACACGAGTGATATGCCGTTGACTACCACATCTCCACTGGAAGCGTTAATCTGCAAAGCCCCGCCAACATTGATTTTCAGATTTCCCGGCGTGTCGATGACCCGTGTATTGGCATCGGCTCCGCCCGGCGGTGCGTCGGTGCTGCTGAAGAAGGTCCCCAACACGAATCCGTCGCCTACGCCGGCCCCCGAAAAGTTCGGCATCTGTATGCAGAGCACTTGGTCCCCGACAGCCGGCATCCAGAAATCTTTCGATTCCGATGAACCGCGTTGAAGGACGAACAAATCGTTCGTTACCTTGTTTCCTTTATCTTCACGGCACACGCGCACGGTTCCGTCTTTCGGAGTCAGTGCACATACGGTTCCGTAAAATATTAGGTTTTCCAGCAGCTTTTTGATGTTAGTATCCATCGAGGCACCTCCTCATTTCCAGACTGAGTACATACCCATTGCCCAGGCTGTGCGTTGCCTTTGTGACGATATATTTCCCATCAAAGGCGCCGAAGTTCATGAAACCGATGACAATGCCGGCCATGAAGTGGAAGTCTCCGTACAGGCTAAAGGATGCCGTGATTTCATCCCGGTTCTGCTCTCGCAATTTTTTCCTGGCCAACTTATTTGCGGCGTCCACTGTGTCGCATTGTTCATTCACTTCCAGCGTCAGTCCCGTTTGCTTATTCGGAGCTTCAAAATAGCCCTCGATGACTTCTTTGTTCTTGCCCTGCTTGTATTTAACGTGGCAGGCCCGATAAATATCACGGGTCTTGGCTTTCATTGAGTAGGACAGGAAATCTGTGAAGTTCAGCGGATTTTCAGGCGATACGTCATCATCACTCGTCTGCTCTGAAAACGAGGCTGTCCCTGGCCGCCAGAATACAATCAACGGCTCCTGGTTTTCCAGCTGGTATTCATCGAGGATGATAATGGTCTTGGTCGATATTTTCAGATCCAGGCCGGCATCATCACATAGCTTTTTTAAAAATTCAAGGTCTGATTCGTCTGACTGCTCGACATGCTCATACGATGGATTGTTCTGTCCCCCCGGCTCATAGTCCAGTGACATGCCATTTCTCCAGGCGATGTCATTGGCGATTTTATAGAGGCTGATATTATCCCAGGATTGATTCTGCTTAATGCCTCGCAATGACGTATCAGCAATGGCATTGACGGCTTTGATTTGTACCGTCGTCGGCATCCCGTTGATTTCGATTTCATCGACTTCAAATTCTCCGACTGGCAGTTCTTTGATGCCCTCGTTGACGCCGTTTTTGTTCAGCGTATAAAGGGTAATGTCCATTTTGGACCCCGGTTCCGGATACCACGTGTCCTGCCACAGCTGCGCACGGTCTTCCAAAGTAACTGTCATATCATCAACCTGCCCGGACAGGTTGTCCGTCACTTCAATGGATAGCAGATACTTCATCATATCTTCGGATATGTCTTTGCTCTCTGTTTCTCCTGCCGGCGTATACAGTATTTGAGCATAGGCCCGGCGGCCGAGGAATGTCCCCGGCGTCAGTTCTTTTTTCCATTCATTTAATTTGGCTTTAATCGTTTCTAGGGACATGGCATCACCGCTTCCATGGTGGCAAAATCTTGGATGACTGGATTACATTAATTTCCAGGACATTTAATATGATTCCTGCTGGAAAAATAGCTGTGTTTCGGTACGCTTCATTCGCTTCCAGCAGTTCATTCATATAGAGCTCATTGCCGAAAATTTTATACGCAATGGCATCCCACATGTCCCCCTGTACTGTCGTGTACTTATTCATAGCTCAACCGCCTCCGTCCTGCGGATACTCTATCCAGCATTTTAGGCAGTTCCCGCTGGAATTGACGCGCCTGTTCTTCCAAGGCTTGACGGACGGCATCAGCGACGTCGCCACCGCCCTGGACGTTGATAGTCGGCCGGAAGTCCAGTGTGATGCTGCTGTTGCTGTACATCGGGGCTTTGGCTGTTCCTGCACTCATCCGCTGCGGCGTTTTCGGCATGACACCTAACGCGGCTCCTGCCTGCTGCCACAATGAGATAGCTCGTGCCGACCCGTCTAAAGGGATAGCGGCTTCTGCCGAGTCTTCCGCGAATGTTGTCAGGAAGGCCCCACGCTGATAAATGCCACCTCTGGCGTTTTCGCTGACGTCATCACCGCTGCTGGTTGCATCGCTTATCGTACGGGTTATTTTTTGTGCAATGTTGATAGCCGTATCAATCGGATGCGACAAAGCATTGACCAGGCCGTTCCACTTGTCCATAACCCAATTTACGGCATTCCCAATGGCATCCATAACGCTGTTTGCGAAACTTTGTACTGCCGCTACCGCACTGTCCCAGGCAGAGGAAATGTAATCTACCAGTGCAGAAATAATGCCATCTATGACACTGGCGGCGGCTGATACAAAACTGGAAATAGCATCCCACACGGCCGATGCGATAGCCAGACAGCCATTCCATACTCCGGTGAAGAAGGCACCAAAGGCGGATATGATACTCATGATGACCGATACGGCCATCGTCGCTACGGTCATGATGCCACTCCAGACGGCTGTGGCAATCGCTACCAGGCCATTCCAGACCCCGGTGAAGAAAGCGGCCAGGGCTGAAAACAGGCTCATACCAAAAGATACGATGTTGTTCCAAATCGCAATGACGGCGGCCCGGAACTGTTCGTTTGTATTCCAGAAATAAATAATGGCAGCGACCACGGCGATGATGACGGCCACGATGGCGATAATAGGATTGGCCATGAGGGCCAGAGCCAAGGCTCTGGCTCCCGTCGCGGCAAGGCGAAACGCTGTACCAAGCCCGCTTAACCCGGCTTTGAAAATATTTGAAGCCATCGCGGCCCCACGTAAGACAATTTGCCCGTTTTGGTTTACCGTATAAAATAAACGGGCCGTTTCTTTAAGCATATTGAATCCAGCTCTTATTGCTAATAACGATCTTGCGGCTAACAAAATACCGGCAAAACTGGCCGCCAGGGCAACCATGGTTTGTACTATTCCTTGGTTTTGTTGTGCCCAGTTTGCAAAGGCAGATACCACTGGAATTATTGCGTTTAAAACTCCGTTGATAGCTGGTAATAATGCTGATCCAATGCCTATCCCTACGGCAACAATGGCGTTTTTGGCCAATTGTAACTGATTCGCCGTTGTTCTGCTTCGTGCTTGATATTCCGCTTCCATGGACCCCGCATATTGCGATGCATCCCCGACTTTTTTGAAATTACTTTCCAATGCGTCCAAATTGGTCAACAAAGGCGCAATGGCACCAATAGATTCTTTGCCGAACAAATCGGCCAGAACGCTGGCCTGCTGGTCTTTCGGCAAGGATTGCAGTGCCCGGAAGACGTCCATAATGGCTCCCTTGGCATCGGTCTGCATCCGCTTGGCCATATCTGCCGCATCAAAGCCCAACTGTTGGAAGGCAGCGGCCTGGCTCTTGGTAGCACCTTCACCGGCTGTCATCCCCAGAATCAGATTTTTGATACCTGTTGCCGCTACGTCGGACTGTACGCCAGTCGCTATCATCGAAGCCCCTAATGCGGCAATTTCGCCGGATGCAACCCCGCCGATTTCGCCCAGTGGCCCGATTCTGGTCACAACATCCGAAATCAATGGGGCTGAGGCTGCTGTCGTATTGCCCAGATAGTTGATTTTATCGGCTAAGGCTACAACGTCCTGCTGGTTCAATTTAAAGGCACTGCGCCATTTGGCCATCATATCCCCGGCCTGTTCGGCCGTGACGTCAAATGCGACACCCATTTTTACCGCATCCTCAGCAAACTGCATCAAATCCTGACGTGCTATCCCTGCCTGACCGCCAGCGGCTACGATTTTGGCAATATCATCCGCCGCCATCGGCAAATTAGTCGATAACTTCAATACGTCTTCATTCATTTGCGCAAATTGTTGCGGCGTGTCAAAATCGACAACTTTACGTACATCTGCCATGGCGCTTTCAAAATCCACGGCTGCTTTAGTTGCCGCAATTAACGGAGCCGCACTGATTGCAACTTTGGTGGCTGTACTACTCAGTTTGCTTTGGGCGTTGTCAAACGCTGCTTGTGCTTTTTGTTTTCTGGCCTGGGCATCTAAAATATCTGACCGTCGCTGTGTCAAATCATTGATACGAGCCTGTAGGGCGGCAATCTGACGATAGGACGCTACGCTGACCTGTCCGGTCGCCCGCTGTTCTGCCGATGCCGCCCGCTGTGCATTTCGCATGGCGTCATTGGCCGCTTTGATTTGCGTTTTCAGTTCTTTGGATTCTGCAATGGCCCGCTGCATCGACGAAGCTACAGACCCATCCAGACGGCCCTTGATGGCAATAGCTAATTCCATGACACGACTCATCTTATTGCCCTCCCTTCTTGGCCTTCTCTATTTCTTCTTTTTCCCGGTCGACTTCTTCATTCATAACTTGAATCCAGGCATGAAAATCGCCGATTTGTTGTTCCAGGAACCATCCAATCGGCGTTTTTGTGTACTTGGCAAGCCTCATAGCCGACAATCTTATGTTTTCTACGGCTCCTTGGGCAGTAAAAAATTCTGCGCCTTCAAGCAGGCTGCCATGAAGTCAGGGCCACTCAAGTTGAGGATGTCGTCATACTTCATTTTAGCGGCCGCAGCAGCAACCATAGCCTGGTATTCCATGGATAATGCCGGTACTGTCATAAGTTTGTCTTTCTTTTTAGCCTGGCTCATGCAAGCCAGCAGAGCATAGCCGTTCAGCTTTGCAAAGTCAAAATAGATTTCCGTCTGCCCGTTCGGCAGCGGAGTTGTCAGATGCAGGATATTTTCCTGGTCTACGATTTCAGCGTTGACGAGTTCGTTTTCTTTTTCTTTCATGGGAATCCTCCTAGTTCATACCAATATTGGCGCGAACCTGCTGTAACAGGTCAATACCGTTCACGATGGCTTTGTAGCCGTATTTGTCGATTTCACAGAGCGTAGCGCCGCCCATTTCAATTTTGAAGTACGTACATTCGATGACGGTTTCACTGTCCGTCTTGGACCCGGCCTTGAATTTGCCAGGGTTGTGGCTCTTGACGCGGCCGCGGACGGCGACGCGGTACTGCTCGTGTTCATAATCATTAGCACCGCTGTCCCAGTTCTGGATGTCCGAGTAGAGTTCCAGGGCCAATGTGCTGCCGCCGACCAGGCGGGAACTTGTTTTCGTCGGCACCTGCCAGGTCATCTTTAATTCCAAGGAATCAAAATGGCCAGCAATGGGCGCTTCGATTTTACCAGCGACGCCGATGCCTTCAATATCTTCTGTCAGCGATTTCAAATCCGGCAATTCGACTTCGTTGACGCCGATTAAATCGTCGGCGCCGTCGATATAAGCCCGCATATCATTGATGACTTCCGGGATTTTATTTACTGCCATGGGTTTCCCTCCTTACGAGAATAATACTTCAAAGTTCGATACGTCATACTCAAAGGTATCTTCAATGTCCTGTGCCGGGACTGGCGGCGTCAGCTTCGTGTGGATTCGGAAGATGCCGGCCAGTAAATCGGTCGTCGGGTTTTCATCAGCCAGGAACTGGACACTGGCCCCTAAGAGATATCCTCGTGACGTAAGCCCATTCAACCGCACCTGTTCGCTGTCTACCAGCGTTTTTACCAGTCTCGGAGTGATTGGCTGGTCTGTCTTCTGCCAGTTCGTTAAAATGAAGGTGACATACTGCCAGTTGAACATGCGCCGGACACAGATGAACATATCTTTGACATCTGTCGTGCCTGGATAAGCACCGGTAAAGTTCCCCCAGGACTTCCAGCCGCCGGAGAAATTCAAGCCCGTAACGATGCCCTGTTCATTAAGCAGATTAGCCTGTGTCAGATTGAGATTTACTTCACTGCCATCTTTCAGACACAGCCCTGTCGCCTGTAATGTCTGGTTGGACGGCGACTGATACGGGACGTCATCGTTATTGCCGTCGGTAACGCCGATGATGCCCATGATATGAGTCGATAAGTGGAAAACCATATCGCCATTTTTAGCACACGGCCAGCAGACAATCTGGTTGTTCCCCGTGTAGTTGTTGCCGTTTTTCCACATATTGACGTCGGCGTATTTTTTGACCTGTTCCGTATTGATGTCTACCAGTGCCATGCAAGGGAACAAGCCGTCGATTTTAGCCGCTTTGGCTTTCATGACAGCGGCAATGGCCGGCTTTTCAGACCAGCCCGGTGCTGCCAGCAGGCCCGGAACTTTGCCAATCTGGAAATAAATATCGTCGATGAGTTCCAGCCCTTTGTTTTTGCCATCTGTGGACATGCCGCCGATGATGTCGTCATCTTTGACAGCCGTCGGATCTAATTTGTCATAAGCAACATGGATGCTCGATACGGAGGCCAGTGCGCCATCATCCAAGAGTGTAATGATGAGCTGACCATCATCGTCATATGCCGCCGTATAGTCCGTATCCAAGGTGGCTGCGGACCCGTCTGCACTGCCCTTGACGGTCAGCGTATGCAATAAGACCGGGTCTGTAAGGATGACCTGTTTCTTCGTAACTGTCTTGGCCGTGTCCGAAACGGACACTTTATGTTTGGTCGGGTCCAATACATTGACAAATACAATTGGTTTTACATTGTACAGTTTGAATTCGGTATACATCGCTTCGCAGAGCGTGTACTTATCCCAGTCGGGATGATACCCCAAATTCTGCGTCGCTTCCTTCCAGCTGTAGCAGATGACGGGTTTATTGACATAGGCCGTCGGGTCTTCTGTCAGATGGACAGGCGCCGTCCCGAAGACAACCGGCAAGCCGGAATCAGTGGCGACAGTCGCCACAATCGAGGTCGGGACTTCGCTTGCTTTTACGCCGTGGAAAAATGCCATTTTATTTACCTCCGTGTAATGCCATGGCCCGTTTATACATGATATTTCTCAACGAGCCTGTAGATTTAACTTCTTTTTGTGCCGCATCCAATTCGCCCGCTGTGACGAACAGATGCTTATATACCGGGTCGTCCTTATATTTTGCAGGAATCCCGTCTGCGAAAATCTGATTCGTGTGGATTTCCGTGTCTTTATAGGCTGGGCCGATGTAGATGACCGGCCCGCTGTTTTCATTCATCGTATCTGCCTCCTAAAACCTCCCAATGAGTTTGACGTGGCTGCGGAATGAATACGTCGAACTCAATGACACCTACCCATTGCGGGAACGGCTGGTCATCGGGAATCGTCGTCTTGATATTCCCGTCATCTATATCAATGAACCATTTCTTGGCAATGGGATTGTTGGCCAGCAGGTGATAGCGGATGAATTCGAGGAAATGGAACAACATATGAGCTCCATAGGTCATATCTTCGTCGTAAATGGTCGCGTAGATGACGATAGACGTAACGGACTTATCCCGGTCGTCTGTCGTCGCTTCTGGCCGTACCACAACGGCCGGACAAAGTTTCTTTTGGTCTGCCCGGTTATTCGCCCTGGGCAGGAATCCGGCATATACATTTACGTCCGTATCGACACTCGAAAAGATATTTTCTGGCCGGCCTTCACAATATTCCTGGTAAGCCGTAAATTTTTCTTTCAAGAATTCCGCGATACCTTCCGCACATTCCAATGGGGTCATCGCATCACTTCCCTAATCTGTATTCGATTTCATGTTCCAATCGTTCTTCAAAGACATCACTGCCACGGTCCATCATGACGCTCAGTACATCGGGATTGCCGAATAACTGCGGCACGGCCGGCCCATAGATGCCTTTCAGCGGGTATCTTTCCTTGCCCTTACGGGCGACGAATGCCCCGCCCAGGCTAAAGCCGCGGGGGACATGCGTCATTTTCCCTCGCTTTACAGATACGAAGACGCCGTCCCGCCGCTTCTTGGCCTGGTATTTATGGATTGCCTCGGGCGCCCCTTTGACAAGAATGGTAGCCCCGTCCTCATCAGCCCGGATCTGCGCCTTGGCTTTCAAATCCCCGGCCTTCATGGTATAAATGCTTCGGATTTCCTTCGTTCCGGCCTGTCGTGCCGCTGTGGCTGCCCGCTTTCCGGCAGCTACAGCCGCCCTGGCGATTTCTTTATCGCTCAGAGAGGACAAGGCATCCATAAGCTTTTTGTCACCTTGAATGTCGATTTCTACGCTCATAGGCCCTCCTAGTGATTCTTGTGCAGGGTCATCGTCAAGATACCCATGTCGTCGATGACGTTATCTACCAGGCAGTAATCGCCATCGACAGTAAAACTTTCTCCTTCCGCTGGGACTTCTCCGTAATCGTCTTTAGCGATATGAATGATGATGACCTGGCCATGGGTGCTCTCGAAGCCGGAATAGATTTCCTGTGTCTGGAACATAGCGTCTTCTTTGGGACTCTGCACGATGCATGTATACTTCTTGCCATTCAGCTCATGTGTTTCGGCAAATTCATCAGCATTGAGAAAAGCCGGAATGTCCGAAGCTACCATTTCTTTGAACGTGCTCATTTTTGGACGGCTGCGGCGGCATCGGCCTGGGGCAGTTCCATCCCCGGTTCGTCTGCCGGCGATTCTTCCGTCTCTGGCTCATTGGCCGGGGCCACTTTGTCCCCAACCAAGGCAACAACTTGTTCATCGGCCCGGTCCATGAGTTTTTCCGCTTCATCGTCCGGCAACTCGAACGAGTCGCCAGTCCGATATAAGTGCTTGCCCATGGAAACGCAGCCGTATGTAACGACTAACTTCATGGTCATCCCTCCTATTTCGCTTTGATGACGGCCCAATCGTCGACGAACTGCGGAGCCAGGACACAACGGCAGTACATGTAGAAGCTCAATACCTGCGTATCCTTGTTGCCGTTATAGTACGGCACATACGGTGCAACGAAGGTTTCGTAGGCCGTGCCGGCATCATTGAGCAGGGTGCAGGCGCCGTGGAGCTGACTGCCGCGGCCCGGAATGGCGATGATGGCCGTATCGGGGTCGATGAAATACTGCGATTTCCCGGCATCGTCGGTGTACGTTTCTGCATAGGTATAGACGTCGAGGTTCAGCGATTTGATGCGCCCGACGTGAGTAATCTGCGGGCTGATGATCTGCGGCTGGAAGCCCATGAGGGACAGATTGTCCGCCGTCGGAACCATCATCCATTTCATGATCTGGTCATTGCTCAGCAAATAATCTGCGATATTTTTCCCACAAATCATCATGGTCGGGACGATACCGGCGTCTTCCTGGATGAGTTCCGAAGCGTTCTTGATGTCGCTGTAAATCGTCGCGCCGGCTTTATCCCAGGTTGTCGTCGGCGTGACTTTATGGTCAAAGTCAAACGCAATGGTGTCAATCAACACCGTCTTGCCGTCATCGGCATAACCTTCGATGTCGCATTTACCAGTCTGCAAGATATCCGCCGCCATCTTCGCTTTGCGGTTGATGATTGCGTTCTGCAAATCCACCATATCTTCAGCCTGCTTGATGGCTGCGCGCTGGGCCGGTGTCGTCGTGCTGTAGATGTTTTCGCCGAAGCCGCGTTCCGATAATTCTTCCGGATCTACTACCTTACTCGGCCCCATCATCGGCGGCTGGTAGATAGCGATTTTAGAGCCCGTGTCTTTCAGGCTCGCTCCTTTTGCGCCACGAACGACAAAGGGGGCCAGCTGACGGCCACGCTTGCGGTATTCTACGGCAATCTTGGTCGTAACGGCTGTCGCCGGTACAAGCGGGAAAAAGGTATCAAGCAAAAAAGATGCCGGCGGCGTAATCCGTTCCATTGCCTGCATCAAAGATACAGTATCTCTCAATTCAATAGCCATATTCAGTTCCTCCTAGTGTACAGATGTCAAGAAAATACCGGCATTTCGCAATTCGTCTTCATGGGCGTCAACCGTATCTTCGCTGGCGGCAATGAGATATTCGCGATGGAATCGGCCGGAAACATAGACCGTCGCAACGGTGGCTTTATCATCCACGTCGCAACTCAAAATAGCATTGGCAACAGCGGCTTTAGCCGTAGCCACAGCGGCTGTCCCGGTAACGGTCATCAGCGTGCCGCGTTTCATGGCTGTCCCAGCCGTTAAGGTGACGTTCTTGAGCAAAATCGGAATTTCCGGCCCGCCGATAAGCTGGTCGTGTTTAATGTCGATGACTTCTCTGATTGCCATTATTTTGCACCTCTCAATCTATTCGCTGCATTGACTACATCTTCAATGTCCTGAGCTTTCTTTACGGCTGCCTGGTTCTGCGGCATCCCTGTTTTCGGCACAGGCGTTACCTGTTCAGATCCGGACTGCATCTGTTCCATAATCATGGTGCGCACGCTCGCCAATGCCTGGTCACTCGGCGACTGTACGCCGGCGACAGCTTCGATATAGGGAGCTACATCGTCCGCTGTCCGCCCGTCGCTGATAGCCCGGTCAATCATGGCGTCGGTGTATACGTTCCCGTTTTTCAATGCCTTCAATTCAGCAATTCGCTTCGATTTATCCGCATCCTTGTTCGCGTTCTGCGGGTTCAAACCCAATAAGGCTGCCAGTTTGCTGGCTAAGGTTTTATCATCCATGTTTTTTTCTCCTTTGTTGATGATCTTTTCAATCTGTGCCCGGTTCTTCATGTGACACGGGCAGGAAATATTATTGACAATCAGCAGGTTGTCATTCAGGCTGGCCGTGACCTGATAGTCTTCGTCGATGGCGTCGATGAAACCATTTTCCAGGGCCTGGTCGGCCGTCATCCACGTTTCATCGTCCATCATCTGTGCCAATTCATCCGTTGTCTTATGGCATCGTTCCGCATAGACGTTCAAAATCGTTTCTTTCGTCGATGCCAATGCTTTCTGCAGTTTGGCCAGGCCCTGTTCATCGTAGCCGCCGATGAGAAAAGATGCCGGGTTGTGAATCATATACAGTGCATTCCGCGGCATTTCGACGCTGTCGCCAGCACAAGCGATGATAGTGGCCGCGCTGGCACACATCCCGTCGATGTGCATGGTCTTCTTGCCGCTGTAGCCTTTGAGCATCGTATAAATGGCCTGGGCCGCGAATACGTCGCCACCGGGACTGTTGATACGTACTGTCAGATTCTTGCCGCCACATTCTTTCAAATCGTCGTTGAACTGGCGCGGCGTAACGTCATCGTCGTACCATGACTGCGAAGCGATGGCGCCATACAGCAGCAGTTCTGCATTGTCGTCACCCGCTTCATTGACGAAACGCCAAAATCTTTTACTCTTCATGGGTTTTCTCTCCTTTGTCGGCCAGTACTTCCGGGCTTCCGATAGTCAGGCCATATTTTTCAATCATCTTCTGTTCGTACGCCAGCTGTTCCAGGTTTTCTTCCAGGTCCGTACCTGTCAGTTCGGCCGCTTCTCGTTCTCGCGTGCTCAAGCCGTATGTCGTCCGCAAGGCACTGCCATTGACGTCTTTTACCGGGTCAAGTATCGTCATGGTCGGTCCATACCAATCGGCATTGCACCAACATTTCCGAATCAATGGATCCGTGAAGAATCCCGGGGCTTTGACGCGGCCGATGGCAATGGCTTCTGCCAGCCACATTTCATAGACAGGCTGGCAGAAATCGCGGGCGAACCAGATGCGCCGGCGCTTATATTCTTCCCACGCCTGTAGCATGGCGGCACGGGATGCCGAATAGGATGACGTGAAATGCTTCATCAGGACTTCGTAAGGCTGGCCGATGGCGCTGCCGACCATTTCCAACAGCTTCGTCGTGAAGGCGTCAAACGTTGACATGCTGCGCGACGCATCGACGCTTTTGACATCGACCCCACGGGGCAGGGCATTGATGGTTCCAGGCCCTAATGCGTATTCGTCCGGGTCGATGACGGGGCCGCCCTGGGGGGCAATGGTTTTGCCGATGAAGTCATTCAGTGTGCCGCCAGATGTCTGGGACTCTGTGAAAAACAGCGAGAAAAAAGACTTTACAATGGCAGCTGTCAGCTCGGCTGTCGTGTAACGGCTGACTTGTTTCAACGTCTCAATGACAGGGGATAAATACGGCGCTCCCCGATATTGTTCCGGCCGCTGGTCATTGCTGGTCTGTATGATGTTTGGCATGCCGCAAATGTCGCCCCATGCTTTGACGCGGGTCCAGGTGGCAATCGTCCCTATATCTACTGGGTCGCCAGGTACTTTGTTCGATACCCAATAGGCGGCGACGGCTCCATCCGGGTCGATTTCTACGCCGGATATGATTTTGTTCCCCGGTGTGGGCGCCGTCATTTCGACGGCATACGGCCCGGTAATACCATAGTAGTCCCGGCCATAGGGATTACTTACCCGGTTGCCTTCCAGAAGTTGCAGGCGCAAGCTGTACGGCATATCCGCTGTCGGCGGCCGGCGCTTGAACAGGCAAAAGGCATCGCCATCCACGAGATAGCCCGTGTAGTTGATGTCCTGCATGTCGTAAAAATTATTGCGCCTCGTCAAATCGCACTGTGTCGAGCTGGCCCACAGGTCGAATTCCTGGGCTACATGGCGTGACCATTCCCGGGACTCATCGGCCGTCATCCCTAACAGCTTGTACTTGGGGCGCGGAAACAGATGCAACCCCGCCCCGATGGTGTGCAGTGAACTGGTCATGATAGCCGCTGCCCCGATGGGCGTATTGATGGACTGGTCGGCGCTGCGGTTGCGCAACGTATACAGATTGGCGTTTACGTCTGATTTTGCGGAATATTTTCGCGGATTGTAGGCTTTTAGAATATTGCTTTCGTGCGAAGCCCCGCCGTTTGAATAACCGCTGTTCTGGATTGTCGGCGTCCGCGCCTTTTGTCGTGACCGTTTATTTCGTTTTGCCATGGTCGGCCCTCCTTAATCGAAAAATACAATGCGCTTCCCGCGCCCTTTCCCTGGCGTTTCGCTGTCGTCCAGTGTCGCCCCGCTGGCAATCAGGTTGTCGATGGCGACGCGGATGCTGGACAAGTCCGCCCTTGTCAGGGTCCGGTTCCCGATGGTATACGACTGTCCCATCAAAACGGCCTTCTCGGCTTCTACATACCGGGCCAGTCGTTCATTTTGCAGTTTACTCATGGTGCCTCCTACCAAATGTTCGTCTGTTTGCTGACCCGTCTTTTCCGTGCGGGCTTAGGTGGTTCTTTTCTGACAACCGCTTCCTGCACTGGCTGTTTCATGATAGTTTGCAGTTCATCCCATTGCGGATTGACCGACAACATGCATCCCAGGTTGTATACACGAAGATCCAGAGGTTCGTTTCGGACACCTGTTGTCGTCTGCCATACCTCACGGATAACTCCGTTTTTCTTGACTTTCGTCTTATGTTCGGAAATAAGTCCCTTGAAATAGAGTTCGTCATATCCCCGGTTATCCAGGCCGTCGCTGTTTTCATTCAATGGGAAATGCATGTATTGAGGCCCTGGGGCTTTGATGGCCAGGCGGTTCATGACCTGCTGCTTGCCGTCGTCTACGCCGAGGATGACCAGCGGTATCGGCGTCCCCGAAGCCTTCCCGATTTTGTAGTTCAATGGAATACCCGGCATGTTGCTGTAACCTTTGATAGCGAAACGCTGTTTGGTAAAATTCGCTTCGCAATAGCGATATACATGACCGGTATAATGGCCGCCAGAGTCGATGAAGGTACGGACGATTTTCAGCCCGGTTCCGTTTTTGAAGCGGTACACGTGTTCAAGGATGGTATCCAATTCTTCCCAGGTTGATTCCTGGTCTGGACAGCCTAAAATAACGCCCTTGCGGATACCCCACGACTCTTCACCGGCACCCCAGCCGCATACTTCATATTCCAGTCGGTTGTCCTGCGTGTCTACGGCTGCTGTCAATAACAGCACGCCATCTGGCAACTCTGCTCCATACGATTCGCGGCGCCTGACGAAGATTGTTTCATCATCGAATGCCCCTGGTTGTCGATAGCTTTCACCGAACCGCGTGTTTACAACAACCTGTTCGCGTGTCGGGTCCCCTTTGGCTTCCAGCCATTCCCGCATAATTTCATTCCAGCTGGTCCAGGGAGAGGTGAAGGCATTGATGAAAAAGGAACGGATACCATTCGACCTGGCCTTTGGATTCTGTGCTCGATAGCCTTGAACAGCGTTCTTCATTTGCCGTTCCGTGAATTCATAACCACATGCCGGGCATCTCCATTTCACGTGATGTACGATAGCATGACGTTCGCCCCGGTCATCTTTGTAGGTCTCTGCATCGGTTTCCATGTCGAGATACCGGAGCAGATGCCATTCCCCGCAATTAGGGCATTGATGCTGCCATTCCTCTTGTGTGCCGGCGATGTATTCCGCATCAATCCGGCTGCTTCCCTCGGTTGTCGGCGTCGAAAACAGCCCCATGACCCGGTTCCAGAATGTCGTCATTCGTTTGGCTGCCAGGTCTACCGGGTCGCCTTCGGTGCCAGCCGAATCGGGAAACCGGTCCACCTCGTCGGCCAGCAGAATCCGTATTGGACGGCTGGCCAGTCCGGCCGGACTGTTAGCTCCACACATGACCAGTCGGCCGCCTGGGAAGAATTTTGACAGAATCGTGTTGTTTCCATCCCTGGTTTTAGCCGTCTTATCCCCGGCCCGCTTCACATCGTAGAACAACGAACTCAATACGGGCGTATCACGGATCATGGGAGCGATACGTGATTTGGAATAATCCTGGGCCATGTCTACTGTCGGCTGTATCATCATGATGGAAGCCGGGTCCAGGTGGGCAAAGCGGCCGATGACGTTGTTCATGATGTCTGATTTGCCAATCTGCGCCGCCGACTTGACGACGACGCGATGTACGCCTGGTTCTGTGAAGGCATCCATGATGGCCCGTTGATACTCAGCCCGTTCCGTCCGCCATTTGCCCGGCTCTGACGAAACACCGGCCGACAAATAGCGATACGTATCAGCCCATTCGCTGACAGACGTCTTCGGCAGCGGTTTCAAGCCGTGTCGGGAAATATATTGCCACAATTCTTTCGCTGACTTCATGACTCGTCCTCCTCTTCTACTTCTTCATCGGTGAAGAGATCCGGGCTATATTCACTCAGCTCAGATAGCTTTTCTTCCAATTCTTTCGTCAGTCTGGCGTAAATTTCTTCTTTGGTTTTCCCTTCCAGCTGTGGCGCCAACTTTGTCGGCAGTCCCAACAGCTGCGTCCTCAAGTTAGACAACATTTCCGTCATGACTAATTCGACCGTTTTGGCACTGTATACGCGGTGTTCCATTTTAGCCAGGCGCAATTCAGCGATTTCCCGCTTCGTTTTTTCATGCCGGGCCTTTTCGGTCATGTAGTCTATGTCTTCATCGCCGCCGCTTCCTTTGGTGGCGTCTTTGTAATTAAGGATTGATTGTACCAAAAAGACGCCGCCACTCTTGTCTTTTTCATCGCGAATGACGACGCCTTCCTGGATTAACTGAGAGATTCTAGGAGGGGTTAAGCCGATTGCGTCGGCCAGCGAACGCTGAGTAACCGTGATATCACGGGCTTTCCCGCGTACTTTCATGACGCCCTCCCTCCTCTCTGACTTAACATTTTTATTTGTTTCTGTGAACGCATGAGCTATATAAATAAATCATACCCCGCTTCACATAAAACCATTTGAAAATATAAATTAAGGGCTGAATTTTACTAAAATCTAGTTTTCTTTCGGGCGCCGCGGTTGCGCAAGGCTTTTGTTAACCCAGAAGAACCTAGTCAAAAAAAATCCAGAAATAAAAATTTCCGGACTCATCGAATCAAAAATCTTATTTTCCTCAAGTTGACCAGAAACCTTCGCAAAACCTTTCTGTTTTGTATCCAGCGTCTCCGATGCACACAGCATACCGTCAAGGTGCATCCTGTGCATCGACCCATGGCGCATGGCCGCTGTCCGGGTAGTACAACACCCCGTCTATGTGGACGGGGTGTTGCTCCTTGCGTGTCTATCTATTCTTGAGGGGTGAAAACAATCATGTGCTCTACGCCATTCCCATTGCTTCACATATACACTATACCACAGGTCCAACCTGAACTACCATGAACTAGCATGAACTAATTTTATTTTTTTTGAAGATTTTGTCGAATTCTTCCAGCGCCTGGGCACGCAGTCCGTTTTCCTTTCGTCGAAGCCAGCTGTCTGAGCAGATTCCTTCGCAGGCTTTTTCCCAGGTTTCGTGCCACAAATAATGCCGCTTCATTATCGCCTGCATCCGCTCATCGTCCATACATTCGACGAGCTTCTTGAATTCCCACGGGCGGTTTACGGTCTGAAGGTATTCACGTAACATTTTGTCGCGTTTATCCAGAAATCCGATAATCCGGTCTTCCATTGCATTCCGTCCGTTCCCGCCACTGACTCGTGGCTTTTCATAATCAATAGCATTCAATGCCAACAAGTCGTGTTGGATCTGGCTGATTTCTTTCAGCAGCATGTTGGCTTTTTCTTCCGACTCATAGACCAGTTTGAGGTACTCTGTGCTTGTCACGCTACTCCTCCCTTCAATTTCGGTGCCGGTGTTTCCGCTTCAATGTCCAGCGTCATCTGCGCCCGTTTTCCCTGGATGAATAATTCCGCTTCCTTCATGGCGCTTCGTACGGCATTGTCCAGCTCCATCCAAGCTCTAGCATAAATCTTTTCCGTCTTGAATGTAGCGACTAATCCGTCATCACCGTGCATCGCTCCGGCTAATACGTAATCATTGACGCTGTTGTCCCGATTATATTTAATTACGATGTCTTCAATCTCCCCGTCGCATACCGCGGCAAAGCAGGTATCCACATTGGCCATGACATGAAAAATATTTTCCATGGCCTTGTATAATTCTGGCCGGGCCAGTTCTTTGCTTTTCAGCGTATATTCCCGCGGCACTTCTTTTTCGTTTTCGATGTATCCGATTCGGACAACATTACTGCTCACGTGAATCTTGTTGATGATCATAACTTCACCTTGCTTTCGATGAACGTAATGTGTACCTTGAATCCGCAGATAGTCGCAATCTCTTCCAGTGCCCGCTTCAACAGCATCCGGCGTATACGATACCTGCGGTTCTTCCGCTTCTCCTGCCGCTTCTTCTCAACCCGGCTGATTGCTTTTTCCGCTGTCGGGTCTTGGTAGTGTTCACTGTTCATTCTCCTCGCCTACTTTCCGAAAATCTTTTCCGACACTTCGTTCATGTCAATATCTTTCTCTATATGCTTCTTCGGTCGTCCTGCATGCTTCTTGGGCTTCACTGTCGTTTCCAGATTGTCCACGATGCGGCCGCCCGTCAAAATGTCCAGAACTTTTTTCACGGATTCGTCGTCCCCAGTAATGCTGATATGCACTTCCATCGTCTCACCTCCTATTCCTTGCGCGCGCCTGCATCCCCGTAAAGGGTTCGTAAGTAGGCAACGCACTTCGTTCGTATTTCTGCCGCCCTGGCCCCGTGATGGCGTTCATAATGGCATCGCTCACAAAGCGTGACGGCTTTATTGATTTCGTCTGATTTATAAATCCCGCACGGCTCATGGTGCATCTTTTCCCCGCCTTCGATGTAGCTCCCGCAGACGATGCACTTATACCCGTCTCTTTCGTGTACGCTGTCGTTGAGCCGTTTTAGTTTGACCCCCCGGAGGCGTACCCTTTTTGTCTTTGCAATATACGTCGCTATCCCTCCTCGTCATTTTTACCGTGATATGCCAGCCCGTCAATTCATTGAACGTACTGCTGGCTTCGATGAATTCATAGCCAGGATATAATTTCTCCCATACATCCCGGCAGTCGGTCTGTCCGGCCAGTTCTTCCAGCTTGCGATGCGTAAACGCCCAGTCTGTTTTCGTGACCTTCGGGTTTTCCAGATTCCGTGAACAAATATATGTGTTCTCGAACCTCTCCTTATTTCGGGCTTCCTTCATGATGTATTGGCAGAGCCGCTGCATCAATTCTGCATCGTCTATCCGCAACCGGCTGGCATTGCTCAGGCCATTGCCCCAAACGTCTTCCAGCTCATTACGGTCCAGGCCCCCGCTGATGATTAGGTGAAAATGAATATTCGTTCTCTTTCGTTCGATGGCTCCCATATACTTTGCCGAGGGAAGCCCCGCTTTTTTACGCCGACGGTTCACGCGCTTGATGAAATTATGGAAGTCTTTCTTGGCATCCTTCACGTTGTCCCGTTTGTGCAGCGTATCATAGGTCAATGTCAAATAAACATCGTCGCCCGTGAAATTCGTTTTTACTTTCTGGCAGAATGTTCGTAATGCCTTCTGCTTATTTCGGCGTACTTGATCCGGTGAGGACAGGTTGACTTTCTTTTCTCTCATCTTCTTTCCACGTTTCCCCATATCAGGAACTTCAAACAAATCCGTTTCAAAATATCTTTTCCCGCAGAAATATTTCACATTACGAACAAACCCCATGGTCTCACTTCCTTTCCCAGTGGCACTAAATATAACGCCTACTACAAGCCCCAATGGGCCTCAGGCCCATCGCTTCCTTTATCGCAGTTTCACCAGAAGACTCCTTCCTCTTAGATTGGAGATGAATGGCGAGTCTGTGGTATAGTATCAATAGCAGTTAGACTTCTGCGTGAACAAAAAAGTATTTTCAATCAACGGTCTTTGAGCCGTTTTCGGAGGAGCACTCCCCCTTGCCGCAGCACGACGCCATAGGCGAATCGCGACGGGTAGAAAAGAAGTGCAAAATGTATCTACCAAAGTAAGCAGAACTTCGATTTCGAGGGACTGTGTAAGGGGCTTTTGGACAGCCCTTTGAGAATAAGGCTATCCTGATTTCAGGAGGAAACTTAAACAGCAACCTTCTCAAGAATCTCCTACTTCTACAAGCGGGAGAGGTTCAAATACATATATATGGAAAAATGGAGACGCTCAAAATGAACGTTCCCATTGTCCCTCTTCAGTTTAAGATGTGGGCCAGGATATAAATAAATCCGCCCCAAAATAAAAGACTGATGATAATCATGCCCCGCCATACCATGGCCCTGAGTTCATGATCTGTTACGTGCATTGTGCTTTCCATTCCTTTCGTTCTTTGCTGTTCATCCATGTCGGATAGTCCATGTGGTGAAGTTTCGCCTGTTCAATATCGAGTCCCAACGGCGATAACGGCTTCTTGAGTTTGCGCCGGGGTACGGGCTTTTCATCCCCATTCCCATAGCACATTTTTTCCTTCCACTGCTTATTCGCCTGCCGTGACAGCCGCTGCTTTTCTGTATTCAAGATATTCTTGGCAATATTCCCACATTCACGGCTGCACACATATGGCGATGTGTAGTGTTCCATCGTCTGTCCACATACGATACACTTCTTCAGTTTCTTTCTCGTCTTCATACGCCGCCACTTGGTATATTCATCTAAGATGCGATGCCGGCATGATTCGCAGTACTTTCCATTTCCCTTGGCCTGGAATTCCCGGCCACAGCAAGGACAAATCATATTCCCACCCCTTATCCGTAAATCTTTACTTCTCCGTACTTTTCTTCGCAGGCAATCAGCCCCGGATATACCTGGCCACATTCAACAGCCATACATTTCATAAATTCTTCAATCCCCGGCTCTCCTTCGCGGATACAGCCAGCATAGAATTTAATTTTCTGTTGAATGGCTTTTAGGCGCTGCGCTCCGAAGCCATAGTCATCATGAAGGGCCATGAATACGAGTGTTGCCGTTGTCGTTTCGCCGGCATTGCTTCCGATTTCTAAGTTTCTTTTCTTACTTTTCTGCATGTCCTCTCACCACCTTCATCTTATCAACCAGCTCCATCAGGTAGTCCAGCTGCTTATACATAGCGCTGGTGGCCCACTGCATGTTGTGTATCATCTGTATCTGGGTGTACGTACCATTCTTTTCCAGTTCTACATAATCATCTATGAGTCGATGTTTATCCATGATGTTTCTCATGACCTTCTTGTATTCTTTTCGCAATTCCATGTATTCTTCCCATGTGATGGGTTCATCTTTTGTTGGCGTTTCTTCCTGGTCCGCTTCTTCTGGGACTTCTTCGATGTCTTCCGCTTCATCATCGGCGGAAATATCTTCCGGATCTTCTTCGTCTGTTTCCGGTCTTTCTGCCTGCACGGCTGCTTCTTCTTCTACAGTCGCTTCTTGGTCCGGCGTTTCTTCCGGTGCCGGATGGATGAAGTCTTCGATAGATTTCAATGTAATTTCATCGTCATCCATGTGCTGTTCATAGAAATCTTTCTGCTGGTCCGGCGTTAATTTAGATAATTCATAGGCCGCAGAAATACCGAGTTTGCCCGATTTCATCCAGTCTGCGTAATATTTCCGCAGGTTGTTGGAAATGGCTGAGTATCGGGCGATATTGGTCGTACTTTCATGCAGCGTCTTGGCAATCGCGTCGCGCTTGCGGCCGCTGATTTGATTCGTCATGACGCCATATTTGAACAGGCTGTTGAGCTGTTTATACTGCTCGACCCGTTCCCAGGCAGTCAAATCCCGGGACGTACTGTTCGTATCGATAAGCAGTAGTTGATTTCCGTAATGGTCCGTAGAGATTTCGCAAGGTACAGTATCGGGAATCCCCACGGTCTGCTCTTTCAGCAGCTCTTTGACGGCCTTGCACCGGCGATGGCCGGATACAATCATGTACCGTCCGTCTTTCATCGGTTCGACAATCAAGTTCTGACGGACGCCGCCGGCGGCGATAATCGAGTTCTTCAATTCTTCTACATCGCCGACGATATAAAAGTTATCCGGATTCTCTACGAGCAGGTTGACCGGAATCTGCTTGATAGTCCGGTCTTTGTCTTTGTTGACGAGTCCCATGTTTTCCATTAAGCTCATTCTTTCACCTTCTTTATGATTTCATTGGCTAATTTTCGATATTGCCATGCCGGCTTGAGGGTCATGCTCAGCTCGGCCAGCGGCTTGCACATCAATGTACTGTCGATGATCCAGCGGCTCCGGCTGATTTTCGTATCGAAGACAGGGAATCTGGCTCTTAGCAGCCCTTCCGCTTCATCGCTCAGCGTCGTCCGTTCGTCATGCGTGATGAGCACGCCCAGCAATTGGAGAGCCGGATTGATTTGCAGGACATCCTGAAGCTGTGTGTCGAGTTCCACCAGCCCCTGGCTGGAAAAGGCGTCCAGCCGTACAGGGATGACGATGAAGTCCGCGATGCTCAACGCGTTAATGGTCAGCATGTTCAGTGCCGGCGGGCAGTCGATGAGGACAATATCATATCCGCTGCCGATGTCGGCCAGGGCGTCGACGGTCTTGCTTTCGTAATAACTGCGTTCCAGTTCATACAAATCCATATTCCCCGGCATGAGCGACAGAAATGGCCAGTCCGTGCCGATGACTTCTTTTTCCCGCATCCCACACGGGGCTGATTGGTCGTACCGTTTGTAGAACTGCG